TAAGTCTGGCAATCGTAAGTACAGTGGCAGTAACCCTCATACTAAGCACCTACATATTTCTATCAATGCTGATAAGGCTAATGACACTAGCCCTTGGTTCTGGTGGATGAACCAACCTACAGTTCTCAATCAGGTTGTGGCAAATCTACAGCCTAAGCCTAAGAAGAAGGTAGCAAAAGGTTCTATTTTGCCACCTGAACCTAAGGCAGTGTGCACCTGTTGTAAGGTACATACATTTGAGATAACACGAAAGGCAACCTAAATGGAAACACTAAAGCAAGTATCGCTAACCTGGTTCCGTGCTGCAGCCGCTGCTGCAATCGCACTCTATCTTGCAGGCGAGACCGACTTTAAGACACTCGGAATGGCAGCCCTCGCAGGGTTCCTCGGGCCTGTACTTAAGTGGCTCGACACATCTGCTACTGAGTTTGGCAGAGGCGCAGAGTAGCCCTTTAAGCGCCCTATAAGGCGATTTAAGACCATAAGACCCCCAACCTAAGGTGATTACCTTGGGAAGGGGGTTCTTTTTCTTTTTGTCGGCGTGTCGGTTTGGTAAAAACTTTGACATCGTGTGTATAATTTATCTATAATAGATAATATATATAGGGGCGAAGCCCCTTATATAATATATATTATAATATATATAACTGAATATTACATAACCCCGATATGTCGAGTACTCTCCTGTCCTCCATAAAGGGGTTATGTATCTAACTGACAGGAGATAACTTATGATTCAATTACAGGGCTATGAATTGCCAGCCCATATATCTTATTCGGCATTCACCACATACCTGACTTGTGGGTATCAGTATTATCTAGGTCGACTATTAAAACTACCTGAAGAGCCAAGCGTCTGGTCCGCAGGTGGTCGTGCATTCCACGCAGCAACTGAGGAATGGGACTTAGCAAATGACTAATGAAGAACAACGGATTGCAGAAGCATATAAAATCTGGCACAAAGCCTGGAGTGATGAAACAAAAGATTTAGATTTGGTTAACGCCAGAGTTGCAGGTCGTTCTACAAAGGCTTACCCTGACAGGGAGAATGCTTATTGGTGGAACGAGCAAGGCCCACAATGGGTGGATAACTACATCTCTTGGCGTAAGAGCAATACGAATTGGAAGATTTGGAAAACCCCTCAAGGGGCTAGAGCAATCGAAATAGAACTCAATCCTGTCATCGCAGACGTGCCTGTGAAGATGGTGATTGACCGTGTCTTTGAGGTTGATGGTGAACTTATTATCGTTGACCTTAAGACATCAGCGCGTAGACCAATATCTGACCTACAACTTGGCTTCTACAAAGTCGGGCTAGAGATGATGCTTGGTGTAAAAGTCAATCAAGGAAACTACTGGATGTCCAGAGACTCTGGGACAGGAGAGATGATTGACCTAAGTAGATATACCGTAGATATGCTCGAATATTTAGTGTCGGGCTTTGATAAGGCTCGCAAGGCTGGTATATTTCTTCCTAACCTATCCAGTTGTAGTTTCTGTGGACTCACAGAACACTGCACATTTAAGAAAGAGAATAAATGAACAACGACGATTGGAAGATTCAAGTCTCCATCAAATCATCAGCATCTAAGGATGCAGATATGATTAACGTTCGCGCTAATACTGCTGACGAACTCAGTGTATTACTAGAGGGCGTATCTAATTACTCAACACAAATAGCAGCAACTGCTAAGATGGTTCAGGCAGCGTACACAACACTCCCTTTAGTGACGCCGCCTTCAATTCCCGCCACGCAGCCACCAGCCTCCTCCGTACCAGACCAGGCGCAGCAAGCAGGCCCTACTTGTATTCACGGACCTAGAGTGTGGAAGAGCGGTATAAGCAAAGCGTCAGGAAAACCATATGCATTTTGGTCTTGCTCACAACCAATGGGCGCTACACAATGCAGACCAGTTAGTTAATAACCTATAAGAATTGAGACCACTTGCTGTTCGGGGAAGGTGGTAAGTGGTTTCAACTTAAGACAGGAGCGATATGAAAACATTAGCAAGGTCAGTTGGTAGAAGTGATATAGGCGGAGAGCCTTTGCCCTCTGTCTTTAAAGCATTTGAAACTAATAAGATTATATTTCGTAGGGCAGAAGTATCAATGATGGCGGGAACGCCAGGTGTAGGTAAGTCAACACTCGCCCTAGGTTTAGCACTTAAGATGAAAGTTCCATCCCTTTACATCTCAGCAGATACCAATGCACATACTATGGCTATGCGATTAGCCTCAATGATTAGTGGTAAGAATCAAACTGACGTTGAGTATCTATTACAAAATGACTTAGGTTGGACTAGGGCTACTCTTGCTAAAGGTAGTCACATTGTGTGGTCATTTGAATCTAGCCCTAGCCTTGTCGATATTGATGAAGAGGTTCAGGCATTTGAAGAACTATGGGGTTGTCCTCCTGTGGCTATCTTTGTAGATAACCTGATGGATGTAGCCACCGACGGGGGCGAAGAGTTCGCCTCTATGAGGGCGATTATGAAGGAGTTGAAGTACCTTGCTAGAGCGACTAACGCTGCGATTATCGTACTACATCATACATCGGAGGCTGTGGAAGGCAAACCGTGTCAGCCAAGGTCTGCACTCCAAGGAAAGGTTGCTCAACTCCCAGCGCTTATCTGTACTCTCGGAGTTGTCGGAACTGCAATGGCTGTTGCGCCTGTCAAAAACCGCTACGGTAGGGCAGATGCAAATGCAAATCTTAACGCGTGGTTAGCATTTAACCCTGAATATATGTATATTGAAGACATCCCAGAGAACGCATAGGAGCGATTATGGATGATAAGTTTGATACAAAAGGTAAGACATCTTTGTCTGACTTTGATATGGCTGGGTTTGAAAGATTTATTCGTGCTAAAATAGTGAATGACTTACATAAAGCAGCAGTAGATTCTATGAAAAGTAATGAGTACAACTTTAACGATACAGCAGTAAAGTCTAAGACATTGTTTCTTGCTGCGGAAATTGTCAGAGGCGGAAATAATGGATGACGATTACTTAGAGATTCACGCCAAAGAGATGGCTCAGGCTGAATACTTAAGACATAATGCCAAGTGCATACAAAAGATTAATGATGCCAAACCGCAAGTCAAAGATGAATATACACAAGGTGTCCAGGATGGACTAGACTGGGCAATACGCATACTAGAAAAGGATAAAAGTGCTTACTAAATCATCAATTAATAAAAGACTAACCAAACGTTTATGGTTTACCGCAGGGTTTTCTTTTAATAGAATTGCTTTGGGTATTTCTTTGCACCGTAATTACCTTGATGTAGATTTAATCTTTATCTATATTGGATTTGAATTTTACTATGGCAAATCCTAATGGTCGCAAAGGTGCTCAGTTTGAAACCGATGTAATGAAATGGTTTAGGGCTATGGGTGCTGTATGCGAACGACTCACTAAGACTGGAGCCAAAGATGAGGGCGACCTTGTCGCTATTGTTGCTGGTAAAACATACATCTTAGAACTTAAGAACCGAAAGAAGATGGACCTACCTGCTTTCTGGGACGAGGCTCAGGTAGAAACAAAGAACTATACGAAGGCTCGTGGTCTTAAGACAGAACCACCTGCCTTTGTTATAGTTAAACGTCGCAACGCAGGCATAGAGAAGGCTTGGGTCATACAGGATTTGGAACAATGGCTAGACGAGAGGAAGTAAATGACCTACCTAGTATCGCGGAAGTACTCCGTCACTATGGAGCAAATCTTCGAGCAACCAGCGGGCAAGTTAATCTCCGTTGCCCTTTCCACTCGGACACTCACCAAAGTGGTACAGCCAACCTCGGTAAAAATATCTTCATCTGTTTTGCCTGCGGAGTGCAGGGAAACAGTTTACAAATCATAGCCAGACAGGAGAATGTGAATATCAATGAAGCAAAGCGCATTGCAGAAGGAATTACTGGGACGAGCAGCGGACAAGTACGCGGCAAGCATTTATCAGGCGGAAGATTACCTCAAAAGCAGAGGCATTCCAATGGAGACAGCACGGCTGGCTCGATTAGGCGTAGTCGTAGAGGCTGAAGTAGGACACGAAGCGTATCAAGGAAGGTTGAGTATCCCTTATGTTACTAAGACTGGCGTTGTGGATTTACGGTTTCGTTCGCTCAATCCTGCTGTGGAGCCGAAATATATGGGACTCACTGGGGCTGATACTAAAATGTATAATGTTCTTGATATTGAGCGGGCAGGTGATTTTATTGGTGTATGTGAAGGCGAGTTGGATACTCTTACTATGTCTTCCTGTGTCGGTATTCCTTGTATTGGTGTTCCAGGGGCTAATAGTTGGAAGAAACATTACACGAGACTCCTTGCCGATTTCGAGCGAGTCTATGTCTTTGCTGACGGGGACCAGCCTGGAAAAGAATTTGCTACCAGCCTCGCCCGAGAACTACCAGTTACTATCGTCCAATTCCCAGACGAAGAAGATGTTAACTCGTTCTATATTTCAAACGGGGCGGAAGCAATTAGACAGAAGATACATTGATGAATGAGGAAGACCTATATTGTGATGGATGTGGGGAGCATTTTGACAACTCTTTTGAAATGGTAGACCACCACCTAGAGGATGGAGATGAGTTCGACCCAGCGATAGTCCTGCCCAATGGGGTCAGGCTCCTCGTTGGTAGCCTACTTAGGTTTATCTATGAACACGCAGACCAACCAGAACAAATCAGACAAATAACACAATCCACATATGTTACACTTTACGCTGCTGAATCTAATAGTGAAGTCTTGGATGAAATCATCGAAGAAGTTGTGGTTGGGTCTGAAATGTTGAAGTTTGATTCAAGTCTTAAGACACTACTAGATGAAAGCAAACCCGATGAAACTGACGAAAGCGGAGCGTGAAGAAATATGGCAGATTACAGAGCATCTAACAGGGATGGGTTATCAGATTACGCAAGTAGAATCAGAGAAGCAAACTCTAACTCTAACAATAGTAATCCCCCTGCTTTCGTCCAAAATGTAGAAGAGACTTTCAGTGAACTTAAAATATTACTATTACAAAAGCACTTTGATTACGGTCCGAAGAACATTAGCGAATCACCAGGTGGACCTGTCAATGGACTGCGAGTTCGTATGTGGGACAAACTTGCCCGCATTAACAACCTCGTCGATAAAGGAATCTATAATCCACAATACGAGTCGCTCGAAGACTCCTTCAAAGACTTGGCTAACTACGCCATCATCGGCCTTCTAGTCTTAAGACAGCAATGGGATAGTGAGAAGTGATAGTTAATTTAAGTAAAGATGAAGTAAGAGTCTGCACTTTATTAGCAGTAGAGCGTTGGCTTACTAAGTTTGGGTCAGTGGATAGACCTAACTACGCCGAAGGTAAAAGGCTTGGCAAATTAGAGCCTGAGATTAATGCCAACATCAGGGCTAATGTTGCTGAGTGGGCAGTGGCTAGGCTATACAACCTTCAATGGTCTGTGCCTTGGTATCCGAATGAACTACACGGACAGCGCAAAGACATTCCTGATGTGGGTAATCTTGAGGTAAGAACTGTGCGCACACAGGATTCAATTCCTTTCTGGCAAAAGGACGTAGGTAAAACTATCGTCGGTGTTAAGGTTTTAGATGAAGAGTATTACTCTCAAGTAGAAATCTATGGTTCGTTTAAAGCAGATGATTATATGGATGATATGTATTACAGGTCAGATATAAATGGCTGGCGTGTCCCGATTGAACACATAAAAGATTAGGAACTTATGAGAGAGCCCGAACTATTCGAGTGGTTGAAGGATAATCTATATCCTGACCTATCTCGTTCCGAGTCTGAGTTTGATGGCTTCGACTGTAAATCAGATGAGAAGAAATTATTTATAGAACTTAAGTCACGAAACACTCACTACGATGAACTGCTTATTGAGAAATATAAGTTTGATTTCCTTGTCGTAGAGGCGGGGAAGTTATCTTACGCACCTTGCTATGTGAATTACACCCCGCAAGGGGTATATTTTTTTGACCTTGATTCCATACTTAAGAATGAATTCGATATGAAGTGGCAAGACAAATGGCTTCCCGTCACAACCGAATTCCAAAACACCAACAACCGAATGAAGAAAGTCGGTATGTTAGATATCAAATGGGGAACTAAATTACTATGAACTGGGAACGCATTCAACATTGGCAGTATGTAGTAGATGCTGTCGCTCTGGAATACTCTCGCAAGTTTGAGATGGTAGAACTTGATGACTTAAGACAGAGCCTGTATCAATGGTTTGCTGAGCACCCTAATAAGTTAGATGAGTGGGAAGCAATTGGAGAGAAGGATGCTAAGAATTTAATCTATCGTAGCCTACGGAATCAGGCTTTAGATTACTGCCAAAGATGGAAGGCTAAGTCTATTGGCTATGACATCTCTGACCTTTACTACTACGCCCCTGAGGTAGTCGAGGCGTTGATGCCTCCTGTCTTAAGAGGTGAGTTTAATTCAACCCATAAGTTTAACCTTAGTAGAACTGGTCGCCCCACTGCGCCCGCTGAAGGTGGCAACTTGGTAGCGATGATGATAGAAATTGATTATGTTTATTGGAAGTTAGGTAAGGAAGATAGAAAGATTTTATTTATGCGTCACGCTGAGTCTTTAGACTTTAAAGAAATTGCTAACCTATTTAACCTTGGCTCTGAAGATGCTGCTCGTATGAGGCATAAGCGGGCTGTTAATAGGTTGATTAGAAAAATTGGTGGCTTCAAACCCTTCCCTGATTATGACTTGCCAGATAAGGAAGAGGAAGAACCTGAGGCCGAGGCTAAGCCTATCAGTGAGGATTATACCGATAAAGATTAGCCACTTATTCTTATTCTTTTAGGCATTTCATACCTACAATTCTTTCTATCTATACAAGACCAATAGTCGGGACTTACTTTTACTGTTGGACTTAGAGTTATGTTAGATGTTGTTCTCATTTCTTTACCGCATTTTGGACACTTCATATTTATCCTTTCGACCACAACCTTTGTGGTTCAAGGACAACTATACTCAACGCGTTTTTTAAATTATTAATTTTTGATATCATTCCAACGGCGACACTCCCGATAATCGAAGACACTTGACAAAGTAAATCGCTAGTTTTGGTTATCTGTTTTATAAAATCCACTGCCCTTGAATTGAACACCAGGGGCAGACCATACTCGCTTCATAGTTCGATGACATACTGGGCACTCTGGCCCAACCTCAAAATGAATCTGCGTTTCTTGATATGCTAAACACTCTTCACATCTAAACTCATATCTTGGCATTACATCTCCTCGTCTATCGGTGTGGGCGCGGTGGCTAGCGCTCCGCACTCTTTACATTCTTGTCTTAAGTCATACCAACTTACTTCACGACTCTCGTTGTCCCACATAACTGTAATCTTCCACATCTTACTGCCACAAATACATACTGTTGTCGGTGTGCCTTGTAAGTCTAACATCAGTAATTGTTATGTCTTAAGTGATGTTTCATTGCTTCGCAAGGGGTTTTGTATCTGTGTTGGATATATTTGTATGCGTGGAGGATTTGTATGGCGGGCTCTTTGCTAGTTTCCTTAAGCCTTTGCCCAATACCAAATGCCGATGAACCTTGCCTGTTCTTTGCGAGGTGGTCATAACGAGCCTCTTTAGTAAAGATATAATCAATACATCTCCATTCCATATTACGCCACCCATATCCTACCCAAGCGTAGCGTTTTGCTAAGGCTTTATTTGCCCTCTTCTCTTCCATTGTTGCCTGATTTCTTTCTTCGATTATCGGCGTTCTGTTTTTGATTAAGGGTTGGAGTAGGGGTGGCGCACTCGCTATGAGTATCACGCCAGCCACCACACTCACCGCAAGGGGGCTCGTTTTCATTACGCAATTCTACCAACTTTCTTCCTAACACGCGAGGTCATCTGCTTCTCGCTCTGAATTAACTTTAAGTTCATAGTTTTTTTAGCCATAGTCCTACGCTCAAATGCTGT